GCAGAAGTGCATCTCCGTTCCCCGTCACCTCTCGATGAACCTTGAAAGGAGGGATGCCCTTTGGCAAGAAATGATGGTATTGACCGCACCAGTGTCCGAAATCTCGCCGTTTCAGACAAAGCCGTTGGCAACACCCAGCAGCACAACGAGCGCGAAAAGGACAGCTATCGGAACCCCGACATTATCCCCCAGCGCACTGCATGGAACGTCCACTTCAAAAAGCCTACCGCCAGCTACACTGACCTATTTGCCCAACTGGAAGCCGCTGGAACCATTTCCACGCGCGGCCTGAAGCTGGATGCCACCCACTACTGCGAACTTGTCTTTGATGTCAATTCGGCCTATTTTGACAATCACGGTGGCTACGAGTTCGCCAAGCAATTTTATGAGGATGCCTACAAAGCAGCCGTTCAGATCGTGGGTGGTGAGCAGTATATCCTCTCGGCAGTCATGCACGCCGACGAGATCAACCGTGCCATGACCGAAGCACTAGGCCGGGAGGTCTACCACTACCATCTTCATGTGGTCTATGTGCCTGTGGTGGAAAAGCAAATCCTCTGGTCGAAACGCTGCAAGGACAAGGCACTGGTCGGCACAGTCAAGGAGACTGTCATGCAGGTCAGTAGGAGCAAGAAGTGGGCATCCAAACCTCTGCTGGACGATGCCGGAAAGCCTATCCTGCAAAAGAACGGAAAGCCAGTCCTGAAGAAGTCGTACAGCATCTTGCAGGACGATTTCTTCAACTATATGCGCGCTGCCGGGTACACCGATGTGGAGCGTGGCGAGCGTGGCAGCACCGAAGAACACCTGACTGTCACCCAGTTCAAAGTCCAACGGGAGCAGGAGCGTCTGGACAGCCTGACTTCTCAAATCGACCAGAAAGAACAGTCGCTTGCCAAAACCAGTCAGACCCTCTCCAAAAAGGAGAAGGAACTTGCCGCTGTGCAGAAAAAGGCCACGCTCACGAAAGAAGCCCTCATTCATGCGCGCGATCTGGATTATATCGGCAAGCGCACCTTTCTCGGCAACTACTCGCTGACCGAAGAAGAATTTTCCAAGCTGAAAAAGCAAGCCGACCACGGCTATATGATGGACGTGGAGAACCGCCGCCTGAAAGAAGAACTTTCCACCGCCAAGAAGGAAGCTGCTCATTGGGGTCAAAAGTATCACGAGCTCTGGTATGAAGTGAAGCCCTATCTGGACGCGCTCCACCGTGCGCCTGAACTGGTGCGCAGCTTTCTGGAAAAGATTCTCGCCCTCAAGCAGGAGCGCACCATGAATGTGCCGCAGAAAAACCGCAAGCGTGGGCAGGATATGGAACTTTGATTTTCGGAGGATACCATTTGAACAAAAAGAAGAAGTTGAACAAATCCGGCTACCCGGATGAAGCAATCAAGACCCTTGCGCGTTGCTTTTATCCCTCCATGGTTGAGTTTTTCAACAGTGAGGAAGGCCAGCGTGAATATGAGGAATGGCTGAAAGAGCAGGAAGCTCTACAAGCCTTGCCTGTTGCAGCATAAAAACAGCAGGACGCTCCCAGTAAAGGGAACGCCCTGCCTTATATAGATATATCTTACCGAGGTGTGTCCAGTTGGGCACACCTCTTATTTTTTTGTCCTTAATCTTCTTGTATCTATTGTAATTTGAGGTCGGTTCGAACTTTGGAGAACCTTAAAATAGAATCTTGACAATTTTCGCCACAGGCAATATACTGTAACTACAATCCAGTTACGAAAGTGTGGCGTTTGAATGGCAAGCAAAGACTCCTTACTAGAAAAACTGTTCAGAAAGCCTCTTCCTAAAAACTTCACAAAGCAAGAGTTGGATACTTTGATGTCGAAGTGCAATTGCAAAAAGTCTTCTGGAGGAAGAGGATCTGGTTTAAAATATTTTCATGAACCAACAGGAAGGATTTTGCAGTTCGACGGTCCTCATCCTGGAAATGAGTTATACTTATATCAAGTAAAAATGGTAAAGGAATTTTTACAGGAGGTTGGCGAAGCAGAGTAATCTGCTTTTATATATTAAAAGGAGGACTTGGCAATGGCAGATTTAATGGAATATAAAGGGTACCATGCCAAAGTGGAATATGACCCAGATGATAAACTCTTAGTCGGAAAGGTTTTTGGAATTTCAGACTCGCTAAATTTTCATGCCAAAGATGTTGATGAGCTTGAAGAAGCATTTCATACAAGCATAGACGGATATCTGGATTTTTGTACTGAAATTGGAAAATGTCCAGAAAAAGAATATAGTGGAGCCTTTAATGTCCGGGTATCGCCGGAACTTCATAAGCAAGCCTCACTGCGAGCTCAAAAAGATGGTGTGGCTTTAAATCGTGTTGTTGAGCGCGCATTAACGGAATATCTCAATCCGGGAAACGAGATGCTTGAATGCTTTGATAAGCACGTGGCAAGTTTCGAGGAATCCATAAAGAATATGTCTACAAACATCACCCTTACTACGGACACATATAGTTACTTTATAAGCACGTCACGCAATGCGAATTGTAGCATGGTTGTTCCAAGCCGGTAATTGATAGATGGTTGAAATAATCTTAATTAAAGAAGGAGACAACTATAATGCGCGAACTTTTCACAGATTCTATTCGTGCAGGTTTAGCCAATATTGACTTACATGATTTGAAAGAACCTGCTCCAGATGCTAAAGCTCCAGAATTGATATTTAAAGACTCCGTCAAGTGGACTGTTCTTCCGGATAGGCTTCGCATCGAATGCACTCGTGAATTTGAGTTTGAACCCGAATGCAACTTTTCCCTGACAATTACATATTTTGTTGAACACTTTTTAAAAGTGGAGGGATCATTGGACAAGTATACAGGCGAAGAAATTAAAAAGGCTATTGTTGAAGATTTGGCGTTTTACCTTCAAAGCAACCAAGATTTTTCCGCCAGAATGTCCTTGTTGGCAGCTCAAATTTTCTCCAATTTTGGTGGTTCGCCAGCGATAACTCCTCCGGCTTTTCCAATTGAGCAAGATAAAATGATTGTGAATAACAATTAAAATTGTTTGGCGATTATACTTGAAAATAACAGGCCGGAATCAACCGACCTGTTATTTTCATCTAATACCAACTAGAATTTTCAAGCCATGTTAGATGCCTTTAATCTTCTAACCCATGGCTCCCGGCCACATTCTTCAAATATTCCTCCGGGTCACCGTTCAGAATCAAATCCGCATAGCCCAGCGGGTCATTATAGACGAGATAGTCCAACTCTGCCCTTTGTGCCATAGTCACATCCAATGCATCCTCGACCCCAGTGCAGTCGATGGAGATTTTTCTCCCGTCCCGGAGCAGCAGTTCCACGCAGCCAGTGTCCATATTAAACTTGCAGGCTCTTTCATCGTACTTCATAATCATACCCTCCAAATCTTGTTATTGGCTTACGGTCTATGACAAGGTATCGGAGTTTTGCGCCGTCCACGGGAGCCTTCGTTGTTGTACCCAAAGAAAACGAAAAATCCGAACCCTTCTCCAATCGGAAACAGGTTCGGATTTTTCTTGTTTGGTGGGCGCGGGTGGATTCGAACAAGCTCAACTATCACAATTCACTGGATGCGCTTTGAAATTGTGATGGATTCATGCGCATTTTTTGAATGTCACCGAAAATCAATTATCGGCCATCACTACCATTTAGGAACAAAAACGGGTTACAAAGTGGGTTATTTCGCACGGGGAGAATACTCTGCCAGAGCATCTGAAACGGCCATCGCTGCCGTGTCGGCCCTGCCGTCAACGGCATGACTGTACCAGCCGTATGTATCCATACTTTTGCTGTGCCCCACCATGCGGCGCAGCTCTGCCGGGGACACAGCATCCTCGATGATGCTCACAAAGGTGTGCCGCAGCTCGTACAGGCTGACCGGCGGATCAATGCCGTTACTGCGCTGGTAGGACTGCCAGTAGTTGTAGAGACTGTGTTCATTCTCCAACAGGAAAATTGGATCATCGCCCCGAAGAGGCCGCTCCTCCTCAAAAGCCCGCTGCTGCAGCTGAGCGTGGAGTTCCGCAGCCGCCAGCGGGTGCAGGACTACCGTGCGGATCGCATTTTCGTTCTTGCCGTGCGTTTCCTCATCAAAGGTATTGATGGCCCGTGCAAGATGCAGCCGGTTGCCCTCCACGTCGCCCACACGCAGGCCCAGCAGTTCGCCAGGGCGCAGGCCAGTCAGGACCGAAAAGCGGTATGCATGGATATTGGCATCCTGTTCAACTTTGCCACGGACGACGCGTGTATCCGTGGAAAGCAGGACCCGCAATGCGTCCGGCTGAAGGATCTTTCTGCCCTTTGGACGTGCTCCCCTAGGTACCGTGAGCCCCTCGTCCTCTGGCCGCAGGGCGGTGTATTTATGCTGCCGGGCCCATTTCACAAAGCTAACCTCAACCGCCCGGATTCCCTGCAATGTTTTCTTCGAGAGGTTTCCCCTGCTCTTTCGGGTGGCCTGCGGGTTCATGCTGCCTTCCTTGTATGCCCGATTCAGCACATCCTGCAGCATTCCCGTATTCAGGTCACCGATCCGGCGGTCGCCCACCACTGGCAGGATGTAGTTCTGCCCAAACTTCTCTACCTGCTGGGCATAGCTTGTGCCGGCGGTGGCCCGCACCGAGATCAGATACTCGTTCCAGACCTCCGAACAGCGCTTAGTGGTGCTGCAAATGCCCTCATCCAGCCAGGCATCCGCTTTTGCATTTGCTTCCCGCTGGCCGGTGCGGCCCGGCTTTGCACTGGTAAAAGTCCGGCGCACACCATTCTTCTGTACTTTGATTTGCCACCGATTTTGGTTAGGCAACCATTGGGCAGTATTGGTTCGCATTCCCATAAAAATAACCTCCTTTGGGGTACACTTTGACAAGCCCGCCCAAAAGAGGTATAATCGCATTGCTTGAGTGTGCGATGACCTCCTTTGGAGCGAGCCGCTTATCTTAACTCCCTCGGTGTTCCAGCACCGGGGAGTTTTTTTTGTTTTATACTACCTTTTCAAAGACCATGGTGGCCTGAATCCGGTCGCCGCCCATCAGGCCCTTGCTGCCGCCGTTTGCGGTAGTGATCGTATGGAGCCGATAGCCTTTGGCGGCCTGCTGGTTAATGACATTCTCCAGCTCCGTCAGATTTCCAGAGCCAGTACCGATAAATTTTTCTTTTAACGTGACCTGCAATACCACATACTGATACGAATTGCCCGATGCGGTGGAATAAGTAGATTCCTTCTGCAATGTGTCCATGAAGCCCATAGTTCATTCCTCCTGTTTATTTGTTTTCTTGAAAGCAGTTTAGATGCTTTACAACCTTTGATAAAAACAAACCGTCATTGCCTCTGCGAATTTGAAATACAAAATAAGAAGATTTCGTTCCATTATGAATCCAGCAAATGATTTCCGCTTTCCCGATATTTCCGTCCGGTAAATAATAAATGCGTCCAAATACTTCTTTTCCTTTGGCCTGCGAAATTTTCCATTGCTCATCCTGCGAAAGCAGGCAAAACGCCATCATTAAAGGGTACTTGGGCCGTTTCCCTGTCGGTGTTAATGGCATGATAGCTAATCTGGTGTAATCATCAGCGCCTTGCAAATCAGATGGTACAAATCTGATTTCTTTTTCACAGATGGAAAACACAGGAATTTCCGAATCATTAAGATGTCCTTCGCTCAAAAAGCGATTCATGCATAGAATATCTTCCTTGGCTACCAGCTGGTTTTCTCCATCAATAAAAATTACAATCGGATTATTTTCCATTCCGAAGTCATAGGCGCGAACTTTTGAAAAATCATAGCGTGTTTCGAATGTCAGCTCCGGCATTTCGAGATTAATAATTTGAGGAGCAGCCCGATTATTCCATTTTTCGAGGTAGGGGTCGTGTGTTGGATTAGCAACTTGGCCACGCCTAACAGAAGTCTTATCTTCCTGAACCTGTGGCTCTTCCGCCGCATCCATTGCCATCTTTCCGACTACCTTTGTAGCCTTTTTTAGCCAACCAAAAACGCCCATGCAATACCTCCCACTTCAGATATCCCGGCAGAGCCCCACGGCCTTGCCTTCAATGACAACGGTGTTCATATCCTCCCGGCTGAGGATGATGCTGTTGAAAGCCGGATTCTCCGGCCGCAGTTCAATGAAGTTCTCGTGCAGATAGACATGCTTCAGGGTGGCCTCTTCCCCGATCCGCACAGCAGCGATCTCGCCGTTTTCCACCTCTGGCTGGCTGCGAATCGCCACCAGATCGCCATCGTGGATGCGGGGTTCCATGCTGTCACCCTTGCAGGTCAGTGTAAAGGTGGAGTGCCAGCGGGAAGGCACGCACACCATTTGATCGATGTTCTCTTCTGCCGTGATGGGCGTACCGCAGGCGATCCGCCCCACCAGCGGCACCACATCCATGGCTGGCATCGGCTCAAAGCCCGGTGGAACGGTAGGTTCTCTGGATGCAGCCGGGGCGGGCTGCTCTTCCCAGCCCATCAGATAGGCGGGAGACACTCTCAGCCGTTTTGCAATGGCATCTACTTTATCTGTCGGTATGTTTGTTACAATGTTATTCTCATACTTATATACAGCTTGCTTTGATACGCCAATGTAGTCAGCAAGCTCCTGCTGGGTTACGTCTTGCTCCTGACGCACTTGTCGAATGCGATCACCTACAGTCACCATGAGCACCTCCTTTAATATCTATAGTATAGCAGATAAACTGACGGTTTACAATATTTTTAATTGAATTACCAAAAATAACTTGACAGGTTACAGATATGGTGTTATTATACTCGTAACCTCACAAGTTACATCGAGGTCGTTTGGAGGTGAAAACGTGGTAAATGTCAATTTACTCAAGTCGTACATGGTCAGAGCGGGTTACACCCAGAAAAAATTGGCTCAAGAGCTCGGGATTTCGGAGCAAACCTTAACTCGCAAGCTCAAGAAACGTGTCTTTGGCACGGACGAAGCCTCAAAGATTGTAGAGCTTTTAAGTATCGACAATCCGCAGGCTGTATTTTTCGGCCACTGAGTAACTTGTGAAGTTACATCAAAGGAGGTGAACGATGTGAACGACAACAAAAAGCCCAGCGAACTGCTGGAAATCAAAGAACTCCTCACCCACCAGTTGCAGCTGGTGAGCAAGGAGTCCGAAGAAGCTCGCGGGGAGACGCTGGCCGCACTGAGTTCTGCGGCTGCAGATCTGGCTCAGGTGCTGGCAGCGTGTAGCGGGGCCTTGGTTTATGCGTTTCCGGGCGGCTCAGAGTCAACGCCGAAAACACATACATTGACTATGGACGAGATGCCGCATCATCCATTCAGCTTGTGAATTGGGCCAATCGGTAACTGGACGAGGTATTCAAATCTAGGATTGTCACTAATCTCACCAGACCAATAACGATAAGCGGCATCAAATATTCCCGATACATGAAGTCCTATGAACCAAGATGGCCCTGCGTAACAAAGAGAAAGACCACCACACAGTAATCTTGAATCAAATTTTGGTGTATCATCAGGCGCATCAATTTCAAAAATTTGTGTTTGCGGTTTTCTTCCCAGTTCTGGCCATTCTTCTAAATCGGATATTTCTTTTACAGCAAAAAGTGAGGTCATCCTAGAAGGCAGCGACGGAAAATAGCATCTCCGAACCAATTCCGAAACCAATTCAATGATTTGGGCATCAGGGTGTTTTTTCACATTTTCAAACTCGCAAGCCGGAATCAATGGCGTTCCATCGGGAGTCCACCACAGTGGATTCGGCTTAAGTTCAGTGCTTAGGTAACTTTGCCCGTGCTTTGAAACTCCGTTTTGAAACTCTCTTGCAAAGTAAGATTTTTGGACTTCCTCAGTCAGGTTTTCTAACGACTGCAATTCAATCTTTTGTCCATCACTTAATGTTCCGTCTTTATCTAAGTGATACAGTTTCATAATTTCACCTTCCTTCTGTCCCAGTATACCGCAGAAGGGAGCCACCCACAAGGAGGTGAGCAACGTGAAAAAGCCTTATCTCAAAATCAGTCGTCTGGCAGAAGATCAGGATCTCAACCAGGGCGCACTTGCGGCCCTGATTGGGGTAAGCTCCAACACGATGACCGCACGGCTCAAGGGGACACAACCTTGGAGGAGTGACGAGATCGTCATCATCTGCAGAGCACTGCACATTCCGCAAGAGCAGATCGGGGAGTATTTCTTCCCGGCAATCGCAAAGGAGGAAAAGACCGCATGAAACCTTATACCCTCGCATCTGAGCGGGCCGCAGCGCCCACTGGATGCGCGTACATCGCACCGCTGCTGTCCTATGCCTGGTTCCGGTGGGAGAACTGCCGGGCCGCTGGTGTCTATGTGACCGGCGCAGAGGTCGTGTCAGCCAAACCCACGAACGTACAGGTTTTCGCAGATGGCGAATGGAACCCTGTTGTGGCCTACTATGGCTGCACCTGCGAACCTGCACTGGATTATCTTCAGGAGGTAGATCCCGCATGAAGCTGAAAATCAACCTGCTGTACGCCGCAGGCCTTGCCCTGCTGATCGGTTCCGCCAGTGTGGGGGACGGCTTCAATGCCGTCCTGCCCAACTCCTGGGGTATCCAGGTGCTGGCTGCCATTCTCATGGCCGCACTGGCAATTACCTGCTTCGGCTATGGGCGCTATTTGGAAATGACCCGGAAGCACCGCCGCTATGGCCGCGTTGACCGCACCCACGCCCGCACCGAAGAGCCGGAGTACCGGCAGAACCGGAGGGGCGCATGAAAACGAAACGTCTGAAGAAGCTCCTGATGGGCATGGGCCTGAGCCGCAATCAGGCAAATCACATGGTCAAGGACCAGCGAGCCACCGGCTCCCCACGGGTCAGCAATGCAATCTATTACTATTATGCCAAAAGGTACATCTCCGAGTTAACGCCGGACTGGTTACCGCTTATCGAAAGCTTTGTACTCGGAAACGCAGAAGAGGATGTCGAGGACATCAACAAAAATGAGCCCGCCCGTGCTGGTAACACGGACGAGCCCAAAGGGTGATGGAATTGTGAAGACCCATCCCCTTGATGATATCACATCAGAAAGGATTTTACAAATGAAAGGTATTTTAGCCGAACCGGGCAAAGATCCGGTGATCGCGTCCCTGCCCGACAGCCTGTGGGCCATTGAGAACCGGCTGGGCACGCCCTGCGAGATGATCGTGCTGCCCCGCACCCCGGCGGTGCTGTTCGTGGGCCGGTACGAAGGACCTATCCAGCCCGCCAGCCTGCTCAACCGGAAGTACCGGGGCCGCCAGCTTTACGGGCCCATCCTCTGCTACGGATGGAAGGGCAACAACATCCAGCCCATGAACAAAGATGTGCAGACCTAGATGCTGGACCGCCTGAAGGGCACGGAGGTGAGGGTATGACGGACTACACCATCAGCTGCAAGCTTTCCAACGAGACGGTTTATGCCTATTACCGTGGCCGGTTCTGGCACTGGAACGGCAGCATTTGGAAAGAAAGCCGCATCATGACGCATAGATTTGAGCTGGCCAGAGCGGCAGACAAGAAGCTGACTCCGCAGGAGTTCCTGTCCAACGGTGCGGAGTTCGCCCCGCTGGACGAGTACGAAATCGACTGCGCAATGCTGGACGCGTTAGAAAATGCAAAGCCCTGCAGGAACGCGCCTATCGAACCGGTAGAGGAGGAACCCGAATGTGCACCTGCCCAGAATGCGGATGCTGCTGTGACTACGGCAGAGAATGCTGTCCCGACTGCCACAGCGGCAACGCCGACCACCTCGGAGAGCGGGGCGGATGCAAGCGCATCGACCCCCGCGACCTTCCTGCAGAACTGCGAATCGGCCCCTGCCGCATCGGCGGGCGGTTCTTCTGTATCGACAGCTGGTGCCATGCAGGACAAGCCCCTGACCTTTATCCGGGAGGACAAGTGCCCGGCGTTTGACTATTCCGGCCTGACCGACCAGACCGTGGAGGACCTGCACTTTGCCGAGGACGAATACCGCCACGGCAAGCAGATGGCCGAACGTGGCCTTGTGCACATGGGCAATGCCATTGCCGCCGCCCATGATGCGCTGTGCGGCACCGTTGTCCAACAATTGGACAACGGTGAAGATGGAGCTTGTCGCACAATGCGAAAAGCTCGAAACAACCAGCACAGCGAAGATACGTTCAAAAGCTGGTGCCTGCACATCGGCATTACCAAGGACAGCGCCTACCGTCTGTTGCAGGTTTCTGCCCTGATGGACGGCAGCAGCCCCCGCCAGCGGGCCATTCTGGAAGCCCTGCCGCCTACCCTGCTGTACGCCGTGGCAAAGCCCAGCGCCCCGCAGGAGCTGGTGGAAAAGGTCAAGAACGGCGAGGTCACCACGAACAAAGCCTATCAGGATCTGCTCAAGGAGAACCAGCAGCTCCGTACCGACCGGGTGGAGGCCATGAACCGCGCCGACCGGGCCGAACACAAACTGGAAGCCGCCTACGCCGACATCAACGGTCTGGCCGAGCAGAACATCCGGTTGAAGGACCGCGCCACTGCCGCCGAGGCCGGGGAAGAGCAAGCCTGGGAGATGCAGAGCAAGGCCGAAACCCGGGCGCAGGAGGCCGAGAAGCAGCTGGAGGTTTCCCGGCAGGTGGCCGAAGCGGCCAAGCTCCGGGGCGACAAGCTCAAGGCCGAGAATGAGGCACTCAAGAAGCAACCCATCACCACGGTGGTGGACAAGGAAGAGGTGGAGCGTCAGGCCAGGGAAATGGCCGCCGAGATGACCGCCGACCTGCGGGCACAGCTGGAACAGGCCGCTTCAGGCAGCGAACAGGATGTCCACAGTTCCTATGACAACGTGCTGCTGGCCGACCGCTCTTTCCAGAACATCGGCAAAATGGTGGTTCCGTCCCTCCGCAGGCTTCCGCCCGAACAGCGGGAGCAGCTGACCAATATGCTCGTTCACACACTCGGACAGATCCAAGGGGAGGTATCCAGATGTCTGTAACCATCACGGCCCTTGAGGCCGAAAACGTCAAGCGTATCAAGGCCGTTGCGCTCACTCCTGCCCCCACCGGGCTCACCCTCGTGGGCGGCAACAACAATCAGGGCAAGACCAGCGTGCTGGATGCCCTTGCCTGGGCGCTGGGCGGCGACCGCTTCCGCCCCAATGCCGCACAGCGGGACGGGGCCGTGGCTCCCGCCCATCTCAAGGTCACCCTTTCCAATGGCGTGATCGTGGAGCGCAAGGGCAAAAACAGCACCCTGACCGTTACCGACCCCACCGGGCGGCGCAGCGGCCAGCAGCTGCTCAATGCCTTTATCGAGCCGCTGGCCCTTGACCTGCCCCGCTTCATGGAAGCATCCGACAAGGAGAAAGCTGACATCCTGCTGCGCATCATCGGCATCGGCACCGAGCTGCACGTCCGGGACATGGAGATCAAGGCGCTGTACGACAAGCGCACCTTCACCGGCCAGCTGGCCCAGCAGAAAAAGCACTTTGCCGAAGAGCTGATCTCCTACCCCGATGCCCCGGAGGAACCGGTCAGCGCCTCCGACCTCATCCGCCAGCAGCAGGAGATCCTTGCCCGGAACGGCGAGAACCAGCGGCTGCGCCAAAATCTTGCCGGGCTGGAAGAGAAAGCCCGTGTGCTGGCAGATCGCCGCACGCAGCTGGAACAAACCCTTGCGCTGCTGGTGAAGGAGCAGGACGAAGTGAATGAATCGCTTTGCACGGCCCGGAAATCTGCCGAGAACCTGCAGGACGAATCCACCGCAGAGCTGGAGGCATCCATCCGGGGCATCGAGGAGACCAACCGCAAGGTCCGGGCCAACCTGGAAAAGTCCCGCGCCGAGGATGAAGCGGCCCGGTATGCCAGCGACTACGACAAGCTCACCGAAGCCATCACCCAGAAGCGGGCTGACCGCATGGCCCTGCTGAACGGTGCCGACCTGCCCCTGCCTGAGCTGAGTGTGGAGGACGGTGCCCTTACTTATAAAGGAAAGCACTGGCGGGATATGTCCGGCAGTGACCAGCTGCGGGTAGCCGCCGCCATCGTCCGCCGCCTGAACCCGGACTGCGGTTTTGTGCTGCTGGACAAGCTGGAGCAGATGGACATGACCACCCTGACCGAGTTTGGCCGCTGGCTGGAAGCAGAGCACCTGCAGGCCATCGCCACCCGGGTCTCCACCGGCAGCGAGTGCCAGATCATCATTGAGGACGGCATGGTAAAGGATGCCGAGCCGCCCGTCACCGAAAAGCCCCAGCCCAGGAGCTGGACGAAAGGAGCGTTCTAAATGAGCAAGTATGCCATCACCGCCGGGGTGCAGGATTCCCCGGTCAAGACCGTGCTGTATGGCCCCGAGGGCATCGGCAAGAGCACCTTTGCCTCCCACTTCCCGGACCCGGTGTTCATCGACACTGAGGGCGGCACCAAGCGGCTGAACATCAAGCGCCTGCCCCAGCCCACCAGCTGGGCCATGCTGCTGGACGAGGTGGCCGAGGTGCGCAGGGGAAATATTCCCTGCGGCACGCTGGTCATCGACACCGCCGACTGGGCCGAACGGCTGGCCATTGATGCCGTCTGCGCCAAGGCCAAGGTGGACGGGCTGGAGGGCTTTGGCTACGGCAAGGGCTACACCTACCTGAAAGAGGAGTTCGGCAAGCTGCTGGACGCGCTGGAAGAGGTGCTGAACACCGGACACAATGTTCTGGTCCTTGCCCACGCGGCCATTACCAAGTTTGAGCAGCCGGACGCGGCGGGCAGCTACGACCGCTGGACCATGAAGACCACCAAGCAGGTAGAGCCGCTGATCCGGGAGTGGTGCGATATGCTGCTTTTTGTCAACTACCAGACCGTGGTGGAAAAGAGCAGCAGCGCCCCCAACGCCAAAAACAAGGTCACCGGCGGCCGCCGGGTCATGTACACCACCCATCACCCCTGCTGGGATGCCAAGAACCGCTTTGGCCTGCCCGACGAGATGCCTTTTGATTACGCCGGCATCGCCGCCTGCATCCCCGGCACCGCACCTGCGCCCGCACCGAAGCCGAGGCCGGAACCGCGCCCCCAGCCGGAAGCCGACATCCTGCCCGCGCCCGCCCCGCAGCCGGAACCGCCCGCCGACACGGTGCCCAAAGCACTGCTGACCCCGGAGCTTGTGGCGCTGGGAATCCCGGAGAAGCTGGCTCCCCTGATGAGCGCCAACAACGTCACACCCGAGGAGCTGCAGGCTGTGGTGGGCAAGCGGGGCTATTTCCCCGAGGATATGCCCATTAAGGATTACCCGGCTGATTTCGTAGAGGGCTGTCTGGTGGCCGCATGGCCCCAGGTGCTCCAGATGGTGCTGGACAGCCGTGACCTGCCGTTTTGACAATTGAAAGGAGAGCTTACTTATGAATGACATGAACACCGACCGCGCCCTGAGCTGGGACGACGAATTTACCAACGAGCAGCAGGAGTTCGTGCTCCTGCCCGAGGGCGATTATGCCTTTGAGGTCACCGGCATGGAACGTGCCCGCTTTGAGGGCAGCGCCAAGCTGCCGCCCTGCTCCATGGCAAAGCTGACCCTGAAGATCTTCGGCGGGGCCAAGGGTGACACCACCGTCACCGACCGCCTGTACCTGCACACCAAAACGCAGGGCCTGCTGGGTGCTTTCTTTGAGAGCATCGGCCAGTGCAAGCGCGGTGAGACCTTCCGCCCCCGCTGGAACGAGGTGGTGGGTGCCCGGGGCTGGTGCCGTCTGGGTATCCGGGAGTACACCAAGCAGAGCGGCCCCAACGCAGGTAAGACCGGCCAGAGCAACGAGGTCACTCGTTTTCTGCCGCCGCCGGAACCTAAGGCCGCACCCGCTCAGGGCTGGACACAGGGGGCATTCTGATGGCGAACATCCAATCCCTGCGTCCCTATCAGCAGGCCGCCCGGGACAGCATCCACGCCCAGTGGGAGCAGGGCCGTCTGCGCACGCTGCTGGTGCTGCCCACCGGCACCGGCAAGACCATCGTGTTCGCCTCCGTTGCCGCCGATCAGGTGCGTGCCGGGGACCGGGTACTTATCCTGGCCCACCGGGGCGAGCTACTGGAACAGGCAGCCGACAAGCTCCAGCGTTCCACCGGACTTGTCAGCGCCGTGGAAAAGGCAGAATCCACCTGCCTGAACAGCTGGTTCCGGGTGGTGGTGGGCAGCGTGCAGACCCTGCAGCGCTCCGCCCGGCTGGAACGCTTTCCCCGGGACTACTTCGGAACCATCATCATTGACGAGGCCCACCACGCCATCACCGACGGCTACCGCCGCATCCTGGACTACTTCGAGGGTGCAAAGGTGCTGGGTGTGACCGCCACCCCTGACCGCGGCGACATGCGGAACCTGGGCGAGGTGTTCGACAGCCTAGCCTATGAGTACAAGCTGACCGATGCCATCAAAGAGAGCTATCTGTGCAAGATCATGGCCCAGACCATTCCCCTGCAGCTGGACATCTCCGGCGTGGCCCTCAGCGGCGGCGACTACGCCGTAGGGGAACTGGGCACGGCGCTGGACCCGTATCTGGAACAGATCGCCGCCGAGATGGTGCAGCGGTGCAGGGGCCGCAAGACGGTGGTGTTCCTGCCCCTCATCAAAACCAGCCAGAAGTTCCGGGATCTGCTCAACGCCAAGGGGTTCCAGGCCGCCGAGGTCAACGGCCAGAGCGCCGACCGCAAGGAAGTGCTGGCCGACTTCGATGCCGGGAAGTACAACGTGCTCTGCAATTCCATGCTGCTCACCGAGGGCTGGGACTGCCCCAGCGTGGACTGTGTGGTGGTGCTGCGGCCCACCAAAGTCCGCAGCCTGTACAGCCAGATGGTGGGGCGCGGCACACGTCTGGCCGAGGGCAAGACCGATCTGCTGCTCCTCGATTTTTTGTGGATGACCGACAAGCACGAGCTCTGCCGCCCGGCAGACCTCGTGTGCGAGGACAGGGCCGTGGCCCGGCAGATGACCGAAAATCTGGCAGAGACCGGTGTGCCTGAGGACATCGAGGAAGCCGCCGCCCAGGCCCGCGAGGACGTGGTGGCCCAGCGGGAAGAGGCCCTTGCAAAACAGCTGGCCGAACAGCGCCGCAAAAAGGCAAAGCTGGTGGACCCGCTCCAATACGAAATGAGCATTCAGGCCGAGGATCTGTCCGGCTATGTGCCGGCCTTTGGCTGGGAAGCCGGGCCGCCCACCGAACAGCAGACCACCGCCCTCGAAAAGCTGGGCATTCTGCCGGATGCAGTGGAGTCGGCGGGCAAGGCCAGCCTTTTGCTGGACCGGCTGCACAAACGCCGGGACGAAGGCCTCACCACACCAAAACAGATCCGCTGTCTGGAAAAATACGGCTTCCAGCATGTGGGCACATGGAGTTTTGAGCAGGCCAAACACATGATCGACCGCATTGCGGCCCAGGGCTGGCGGGGTGTGCCCAAGGGTGTTACCCCAAGCACCTATACGCCGCCCGCCCCGCCTGAAACACCCGCATGGGATGTATGGTAACGCATATGAATGATGAGATCGAACTCAAAGAAGCATTGGACTTCATTTCCCCGGCCTCCCTGACTTATGAGGAGTGGACGATGGTGGGCATGGGCCTCAAGGAAGCGGGCCTGCCCGTCACCGTCTGGGAAGCATGGAGCGCCCGGGACGGGGGCCGCTACCACAAGGGTGAGTGTGCCCGGAAGTGGGAGAGCTTCCACGGCAGCACAAAGCCTGTCACCGAGAGCAGCATCTTCCAGCTGGCCTACAGCCACGGATGGAGCGGCCCGGCAGGCCACGCGCTGGATTGGGGCGACGAGCTCACCACCGGCTCCTCCAGAACGGAGGGTCAGCTGGTGGACCCCCGGTGGGTGGAATCCCATGATCTGGCTCTGCCTGAGCAGTGGGATCCAGTTGACCAACTCCGGCGCTACCTGCAAGCCCTCTTTGAGCAGGACGAACACGTGGCCTATGTGACCGAAAGCTTCATGGCCGACGACCGCCGCCGCCCCACCAGAGGCTGCTGGGACCGCACCGCAGGCCAGCTCATCGCAGAACTGGACACCTGCGGCGGGGACATCGGCAAGGTGGTGGGCGACTGCGACCCCGAGGTGGGCGCGTGGATCTGCTTCAAC